AGCACTCGTATCAAAGTCAAGAACCTGTAAGTCTGGTCTGCCAGATGTTGTCTCTACATCTGTTATACCATCACATCCATTGGAGTCCGTTGGTCTCATCGCAGCAGCAGGTATCCAGAGAGTATGTTTCCCTACGGAAGTTGTCGTATATGACGGTACTTGCCAAGAACATGTCCCGTCACTATCTGTTCTTAAAAATTTTGTAGTTACGGCTTCACCCGTACTTTTCAGTTCCGTACCTTCTAAGTCCACATAAGTGCCATCTACAGCAGTTCCATTCCATACACCAGTTGCAATAGTTCCTGTCGCAGTGATATTAGCTTGTGTATAATGTTCATTAGATGCGAAGTTGGTTAATGCGTCATGGTCTGGTATTTGCCAGCTGGAAGTCCCATCACTATCTGTTCTTAAAAATTTTGTAGTTACGGCTTCTCCAGTACTTAATACTGCCGTGCCTTCTGGGGTGTGTGATGAAGAAACGATTGGCGTTCCGTCTGCCTTTGTATAATTAATACATTGTACAGTATTAGAAGCTGTTGACTGGAATGTTGCAACATCCCCTGCTGCTGTTGTAATATTTGCTTCACCAGGTAAATCTAAGTTAGTAGCATGATGTGTCATGGTTAAAATTCCATCAAACTGCAAAGTGAATTGCCTGTCAGCAGCAACCGTCATAGCTGCAAAACTAACTGTACCTGTTACATCAAAGTAATCTCCATCTGTGTCAATTACGAGTGGACTAGCCGAAGCTATATCTCCACCCTTTTCTGTCTGGATGTAATTTCCATCCGTATCAAGAAGCCCACCCAGTTTAACCGTAGTACCAGTTTGCCCCCTGATAATATCAGCTTGTAGTGTACTATTTGAACCATCTAATTCTATCTGTCCCATTTACTCTCTCCTAATTAAAAATTTTATTCCCTAAAGTATTACCCACCTTGAACCATTAGAAACGGTAACCGTATAGGTATTTGCAACAGTAACGGGTCCTATAGTACTTCCGTTCTCTGTACCCGCAAAGGTTATATTTTCCGATATTGTTTTGCCATTTGTTCTAATCATAGAACTTGATCCCAAACTAGCACGGGCCTCAAGAGTAACATCTTCGTCAGGCATGGTAATTGTTCTTGTCGTACTTGTTGATATACCAGAAGCCTCAAACGCTATCTTCTTAGTTGTATCAGTCTGATCTGTAATCCTGAATACATTATCAGCAGGAGTGTCACTACCTGCACCTGCTGGCCCTGTTGCTCCAGTTGCCCCTTTAGCACCAGTACGTATAAATGATATATAAAGTGTGTCGGCATTTGATATTGTGCCGTTGGATGCAACATGGGTTACTGGTACTTGCAACCATCCTGTATTATCTACTACAGCTCCTGTAACACTATAACAGGCAAAAGTAGCAGGTGTACCAGATTTTCGTATCGTTATATAACCCTCATGTGTATCATTACTTCCATCATCTATACTTGCAATTAAATCAGATATATCAGGATTTCCAGTATCTGCTGAAGTTGCATCCATAGCCAGATTAGTAACTGAAGCTATAGTGGCATTGTCAAACCTTATATCCCCTGCGCCTGGGTCGTTCATTGAAGTACTACTATCAAAGGTATACTTCCAAGCCAAAGCACTTGCTGCCGCTGTTGTATTTGTTTCAGATGTACTTGCATTACTTGCAGATGTACTTGCATTACTTGCAGATGTACTTGCATTACTTGCAGATGTAGATGCCGCACTTGCAGATGTACTTGCGGCACTTGCAGATGTAGATGCCGCACTTGCAGATGTACTTGCAGCACTTGCAGATGTAGATGCCGCAGAAGCAGATGTAGATGCATTTGTTTCTGCTGTTTCCGCATTAGTCTCTGCTGTTTCAGCTGCTGTCTTAGCTGTCTCTGCATTAGTTTCTGCTGTCTCTGCATTAGTTTCTGCTGTCTCAGCATTAGTCTCAGCCGTCTCTGCCGCAGTCTCAGAAGCTGCTGCTGCAGTCTCAGAAGCTGCTGCTGCCGTTGCCGAAGTTGCTGCCGCAGTTGCAGATGTAGCTGCAGCTGCTGCATCAACAATTAAAGTCCACTTGGCACTATCAGCATTAGTACTAATAGGCTGGGAACCGCTTGACGTATGTGATGTATTACAATAATATATATTATTATTAGATGTGTCTTTAACGAGCTCTCTCGTTACGTAAGCAGTAGAAGCAGCCCAATTACCTTTATAATCCCCTATTAAAGCATTTCCCTTCAGTATCCATCTTTTATTACCTGCATTGGTATCAGGAGATATAACACCAGGGGAACTTTCACTTGCACCAGAACTATCATCCAGTGTGTAAAAATATGCCTTATTGCCTGTTACCACCATAGCCGCATCTAAATCTGACAGGTCCATTCCATCTATCTTATCAAGTGCACCAGTACCACCACCTGTCAAAGCAACTGCTGGATAAAATTTATTAGCCATCTATATCTCCAGATTATGAATTAGGTATTCTAAAATCTAATGTAACTATTAAGCCTTTGGCTGCTGTGCCACTATGAATAGCATCCACATCAACCCTTATAACATCATTTGTTGCCACACCATCATTCGATGTGTTAATCACTGCAGCTGTTGCTGCTGTATCAGAACCTGTCTCTGTTGTATCAATAGTAATAGCAGTAGATAACATATCAACGGAATCCGTAACATTTGCTATCTGTACGGTTAAAGTCCCTGTAATACCTGCTGTTATTACTTCTGCATGAACACCGACTAAATCCATCCCGTTCATTGAAGCGGGTATATGCCAGTAATGTTTACCATCACCTGTTGTATTATCAGTAGTAGGTGCAATAGCTAAAACCTGTAATGATACCGTTGTACTCTTTACAATAGGTATATTATCTATAGTCCTTGTAGTAAAAGCGGAACCTCCGTTTAGCGTCACCCTGAAAAGCTGGTCTACACCATAGTCGCTTTCATCTATCCAAAAACTGTAAGAACCATCACTTCCCGAAGTAACCTTACTGCCCGTAACCGCACTACCACCAGAACTGGCAGCGTATATAGTAGCCTCTGTTGCTGTACCTGTAAGGTAAACCGTAACATCGCCACTTACTACCACATGCCCCTGTTGGTCTGTTAATGTACTTTCAAATGGGTGTCTCATTTACCCTGTCTCCTCTAAGTCTAATAACCAGTCTTCATCATCATCATCCCTGTAATCTTCAAAGAGATTGTTAAGTACTGGTTGTTTCTCTATTAAAACCTTATATCCATACCCACCCTGCTCATAGCAGTCACCGCCACATTCCTCAACTATACCCATAATAGATACAGTCAAGCGAGCAAGGGCCTTCGAGTGTTTATTCATATAACCCTCATATTGTGCCACTGACTCTCTTTGATTTGGATTCATAACTCTTCCCGTTAAAATAAAATCTATTATTTATAATGTCTATAGGGTACAAATTAAACTCACCATTACTTGCCACATACAGCACTGCAAACTGGTGATCCCAGCTTCCAGCTTTACCTCTCAAGTAAGATGGTTTCTTATTGCACAAGCAACCGAGCCCCCAAGCTTTGAGAGTTTTTTGCATAACCATGTTAATACCATAAACCTGACTCCTGTGTGTGTGTCCATATACAATATTACAACCTAATTTAGATAAATGTAATTTGGCATGATGCTCTCCAATCCACATCCCGTGAGCCATATATAACTGACCTATCCTGTATAAATCATTATGTTTAACCCACTCTATGCCACGTTTCTTCAAGTCCAGAAGAACGGGGTATTCAACCAGCCCCTCTACCTCTGGGTGGTTATCAATATACTGTTCAACCCAATTCTCATGGTTTCCTTCAAACCATATTACTTCTTTACTGTATTTCTGGATGAAGTCAAGTTCACGCTTTAATGTATTTATTTCATTAAAGTGTCTCTTTCCCTCCATCTTACGCTTACTGTCCATCTCCCAATGGCTGAGACTTGCACATTCTGCAAAGTCACCCAGTAAGTATGTCTTGTCTGGCTTAAAATCTTTTAGGAACTTTTTAACCGAATCATATACGCTATCGTATCCTTTGTCGCCTATATGAACATCTGGTAATATAACTGCTTTAAAACCTTTTTTTGCCATAATCTTACCCTCCGTAGTAATCTCCGAAAGAAAGGGAGGAAACTGTCGGAGGCAGCGTTCGGAGATATCATCCTATCCCCCCTTATCAATTTAATGTTTGTCTATATAGTTAAGTCGTTCATCCTGATTTTTGTACGTGAACCCACCTGTACCATACTGGCCATTAGCCCTGTCTCTCAATTCGCCTATCTTGCTCTTATTCCAATTAGCAATTCCTGAATAATATCCTACGATACGTGTATAACCTTTTACTACAATTTCATTCCTACCGTTTAGTACCGCAATAATAGAACTTAAAGGAGCACTTATTACTTCTTCGACATCAATTTCTATCTGATGTCCCAACTCATCTTTTTCTTTCTCTGAGTCTTTAATTACAAATACCGTATTGTCTTTCGCAAGTGTGACAATGCTGAACCTGTCACTGTCTTCCATCGCCTTACAAAATCCCTCTATTTTTTCTCCTTTACTCTCCATTACCACTGTCATATAAATAGTCCCCTTTCCTTTCTAAAAATATAAATATAAATTACGCCTGTCTAGCCATCTTGCCCTGGCTCATTCTTGGCACCATCCCCATACCAGATCTCGTCAGCGGATAGCCACTACCACCACTCATGCCAGCAAAATTTCCGTCTTGTATATTTAATACAGGTTTCAATGAATCAAGGTCAGGACCTGGAGCATCTGCTGGTAATCCTAATTGCGGCACACCTGGGGTCCAGTTAGGTTCAAACGGCCTGAACTGGGTATAGCTTCCAAATTGAGGAGTGCTTGCCATAAAATCCTGCTGCTTTTTCAATTCTTTACCTACCTCGGTATCAGGGCCAGTATAATATTCTGTTGCTTTAGCCACCGTCTCGTTATATCTCATTCCACTCAAGTCTTCATAAACTGGCCGCCTTCCACCGCTCTTAGTATTTTTCCATCCCGTTTGCACTTGGTGGTATGTTACTGGGGCCCGCCCCGTTTTGCGATTGCCCTGTGTTGTATAACTTCTATAAGTATTACCTAAAAACTCTCCCATCTTTACATCCCATAAGCTGGGCCCGTACTGTGTAACGGCTCCAGTTCTACGGCTCCTTCCAATTACAGGAGCTTTTTGCGCAGTAGATAGTACATTAGATATGGCCGCATGTGCTGCAGGAAGCCTGAACCGCTCGGTTAAATTTAAATCAGTTGAAAAGTCAAAACCCTTCTTAAACTCTTCAAATGGCATATTAGTTTTACGTTTTATATAACCCTGTACTGGTTTATCGGACAAAAGAGTATCTATGAAATATTCTGACTTAGTAAGGGCATTTACATAATGTTGTATATTACTAATTCCGTGTGCTGGATCACTTGCAGTACTATACATAACGTTCTTCGCAACGTCAAGCTCCTCACTAACCGCTCTCATACCAGGAAATATCCTGCTTAAAGCACCAATCCTCTGCTGTGTAAGGGCTCCAGCTGCGTCTGCCTTACGTGCACGTTCATTAAATTGATTTTGATAATAACGATACTTTTTCAGTGTAAAGGGGCCGCTCTCCAACTGCTGTTGTCTTAACACACTTGATGCATCTGGTGAAAGACCAATAGGAGGCATGGCAATATTACGATTACCCTTACCCCCGCTCATCCCAACCAACATCTGTATTCCCGTTATAACAGCAGCAATAACTTTAGTAATCCCTGTAGGATCTGGTGCCCCCCATAAATAAGCAGTAGCAAAAGAAGCAGCAGCATTTCCAGCCTTTCTTCCATAACTACCTTGGGTTGTAAAGAAAGAAGTAGCTGCTGCAAGATAAGGCATTGCCTTGGTTAGGGTTGATCCTAACGCTGTTGGTCCTGTTGCTGGTGCAAACTTTGCACCACCTTGTACAGCGGGAGCGAAGCCGTGTTGAAAACCAGTCGAGGTTAAACCTAAAGCGTTAGTAATCCCAGTAGACATACTAGAAGTTGCAGCAGGAAATGGGTTAATTTTACCCATAGCCGACCTTGCCAGGCTCTGACCCATCATACCTACGTTCAGCCCTGCACCTCTTAGAGTTGCCTGTTGACCTGGACTGTATGATCTAAAACCACCAGCACCACCAGTATAGTATCGTGGTGTCATTGGTGCTGTAAAGTTTTTTAATATAGTCCCAGACGTTCCTGGGGATGCAGTGTAATACCTACCAGGTGCCGCATATGTTTCCGCTTTTGGTGCAGCTAAACTTGTTGTC